AGAAATCAGTCTCCAGATATTCAAGGGTTAATTTTTCGCCTTCTTTATAGTCTAAATCTTCTTTTTCCATTATTGTTTTTTTATTCCTATATTGTATTTTAGGGAAACGCTGTTTAATTTCCTCTATCATATCATCGGGTATATTTATCAAACAATAATTTCCAAAGTGTATCCCCTTTTGACTTGTTTCAATACATTTTTCCTCTTTGATATACTTTTTTAAATCTTCATATATATCAATGGGAAAATCAATATTATGCAATATCCGCATAACATCTCCTTTTCTGCCCTTATACCTTGAACAGATAGCATAAGATTATTCATATCGCTATATCAATATAATTCCTATAAGAGTATATAGCACAAGGCGAGGCGGGTTTAAATGTTTAAACTTCTGTTTTAGCCAGGTATTGACTTAAATAAAATAATCTCAATTTATCAATTTCTTTTAATACTCCATTTCTTGAAATCTTCCACTCTGACCAATCTTTATTATCCATTTTAGCCAGATATAATTCAATAGAAAAGTTATCCATTTTAAACTCCATTTCTGCCTTACCCTGTATTATATACCCTTATAGGTTTTATATCGCAATATCTTTACAAGCAGATAGCATAGAGCAAAGCGGGTTTTGATATATCAATTTATTATATACTCGTTATCTTTTATATATTGTTCTGCCGCTTTTCTTGATGGAAAACTTCCGCAAGGCGTAACATAATCACCTTTACAAATAGGATTATTTGTGCCTCTCCAAAACGCCTCATAAAGATTTGCTTGAACTTTTTTAATAATTATCATTGTTCTCTTGGACATAAAATCTCTCTTTCTGCTTTGCTCTATCTTATCTGCCTATAAAAATACTATAAGCGATATACGAGGACTTACTTTTTTTCTGCCCCGTTTTATATTACCTTGCCAATTCTGCTGATATATTCTGTGCCTGCCTATCAAGGACTTATGGCCTTGGTTTATATCTTACTTTGTGCCGTGGCTTGGTTTTATTTATCAATGATCTCTAACCTGATACAAGTATATCACATAGTAACACTTTATCAAGCCCCAATGGTCAATTTTACTATGTTATGTTAACTTCAAGCCCATTTAGTCAACTTATGTAAACCATTTAAGCACACCTCACATATAATTGTGTATAACTTGGTTACAAAACATGCCTAAAATTGTAACTTATAAACATTCACCATTATTGCCTGCTCATACCTATATAAATAGCAACGCGTCCGGCAACGCTCCAGCACAACCTAAACCAAGCCAGGCATAAAATAACCATAAGTAAAATACATTTATATACAACTATTCCGATATTGCCTCATTGCCGTTTCTATAATAGATCTATTCTATAACTCTTGCTCTATCACTTTATTCATAGTGTCCGGGTCCTGGCTCATCCATTCACCTGCAAACACAACCTCAACTCGCACAAGCATATAAATAATTATTTTCAAATGATTACAATAAGATAGTATTATGGCATAGTGTACACCACAATATATGCTATACTACTAATAGTATGATACGGTATAAGCGTATACCATATGTAGTGTATAAAAAATCATTTCCCCCATGAGGGTGGTGTGTTTTTGCAAGACTAAAAAATATACATTACCCAGAAAATAGTTTCAAGTCATAACTAATTGTGAATAAAAGAGTTATAGAAAATGTGTAAGTTATTGTAGCGCAAGGGCTTGACAAAACACAAGGGATAGTGTATACTATAAGGTGAGGAACACTATATATGGGTAGATATAAGAAAAATGAGTGGAGTGCTAAAAAACAGAAGATTTTACTTCTTCATATTGAGGGGAAAACACAGGGAGAGATTGCTAAAGAATTAGGTATGAAATCACAAGCTAATATTGGTGTGCATATGCAATCTGTTGAATTCCAGCGTCGAAAAGATTTAATGCTGACAGGTATACAAGAAAAGGTTAGAGATAGATTTGCTGCTAAATATATTCGTGCAGTTGATAAAATAATAAAGATTATGGATTCAGGGGCGGGGAAACAACGATTACAATTTGATGCGGCAAAAGAAATATTATATCAGCTAGGTTGTAAACCTGTTGAGGTAGTTGAAACAAGAAAAAGAGAATATTCTCCCCAAGAAATACAATCAGCGATGTTAGTAATGAAAGAGATGGAAACAATTTCCAATAGATTAGAGAAAAAGAAGTCAAGATTTGTCCTTGATAAACATGTTGAAGAATTACCCCCTGTCCCTGCCCGTTGTTTAGAAACAAATTCTATTAAAACTGAAGAGCTTAAAAGCGATGTTTCAGGAGAAGCTGAATCTAATGGAGAATCCCCTCAATCAGCAAGCGGCTCTAGACCGTAAATTAGCTCAAAAATCACTTTACTATTTATGTAAAGAGATACTTGGCTATAAAGATATGGTTCCCTCAATACATGGAGATTTCTGCACATTTCTTACTAATACACCTTCGAGATTTAAACAAGCCACACTCCCCCGTTCTTTCTTTAAGACGTGGGTCGCTACTGTAGGTTTAGCCATATGGCTAACTCTCCCAGATGAGGAAGGCGAGTATAAAGATATTTTCCCATGGAAAGGTTCAAATGCCCGCCTTCTCATCGCTTCTAATGTTATAGATAATGCCGCTAAGATGGTATTCAAAATAAAACAGGAGTGGATGAATAATGACAGGTTACAAGCCGCGTTTCCTGAGCTTATACCTGACTTTAATAAAACAAGATGGAGTGACCATGTAGCACAGGTGGAGAGGTCTATAAATGCTACCGAAGGAACTTATACCGCTGTTGGTGTAGGCGGTTCAGTTATCTCACAGCATTTCGATATGATTTTAGAAGATGATTTGATTTATGCCCGTAAAGATGATTTCACAGGCCAAGAGTTAATGCCAAGCCAAGAAGATATAGATAATGCTATTGGTTGGCACAAACTCTCTTTCTCACTTCTGGCTAATCCTGGCACAGGGTGTATCCATAATATTGGGACTAGATGGGCCCCAAGAGATTTAATCTACTACATTAGGAACTTTGAAGACCAGTATGCCTGTTTTGAGATACGAGCAGAAGATGATAAGGGAGAACCTGTATGGCCTGAGCGTTATCCACGTGCTGTGCTTGATCAGATTAGGGCAGCACAGGGTAACAGGATGTACGAGACTCAGTACCTTAATATGCCCCGTGCCACAGAAGATATTGTATTCAAAAAAGAGTATGTCAATATACATACTACTTTCGGAGATTATCCTACTGGTATAATTTGGAGAACTGTTGTTGACCTTGCTGGGTGGGGAGATTCAAAGGGAACAGCTCGTAATGTTGTCTTAACAGCAGGTATGGATGATAAACATCATATATGGGTTGCTCGATTAGATGCTGGCAGATATAATCCTACTGAAGTAATGCACCTTTACAAAGAACATTCTCGCCAATTTGATTCAAAGATATGGACAGAAGAAGTGCAGTATCAACGGGCACTTTCTCATTTCTCTCGTGAAGAAATGGAACGAACAGGAGAGTGGTTCTCCCAAGAGAGGCTTCCTTACGACGGCAGAGCGAATGCTAAGGACTTAAGGATACGCTCGATAGAGCCCCTAGTCACTAATGGTGGTTTACACATTCTTGCTAGTATGAAGCCTCTCTTGGAAGAGTTAGAGTTCTATCCATACTCAAAGACAAAGGATATTCTGGATTGCTTGGGGTATATGTATAAAATATCGAAACCTGTTATCCCTGCCCGTTGTCAAAGCACATTGAATCCATTTTCAATGGAGGCAATAGAAAAGGAGTTAAAACGTGGTGGGGGTATTACTGGGCTTCCTTTTGATTTACAACTTGCTAATGTTAAGGGGATATATGGGAGAAACTAGTTGGTTAGAGAAAGCAAAAGTTAATCCTAATGTGCGGGCTTGGTATAAACAATTACAGGATAACTACCCACAAGAGTTTAGTAATGTACCCATGGAGTCATTTTTGATTAATGATCCTTCTGGATATGATTATAAAAAGGCTGTGGATGCTAATCTATATCCTGTGCCTCAACCAGCAGATCAAAATAGGTTTCATTGGGATGATATAGGAAAGACTCCGAAGTATTATAGAAAGAATATGTTACCACAAAATTCTATGGATATGACTAAACAGTTTGAAGGATTTGTTCCAACTATTTATATGGATACTAAGGGAAATCCTACTGTAGGTAGTGGATTGAATTTAAAGGATAAGATGGTACGTGGGTTAGTCCCCGCTGATGTAATTAGTGGTAAAAGACCTATTACACCACAAGAGAATGATATAGCAGTAAATGCTATGTATGATAATGCTGTTATGGTTGCTAGAGAATATGCTGGCAATGCTTGGTATAACATGACTCCCGAACAAAGGGCATCTATAGTAGATATGGCATATAATTTAGGATCTGCTAAATTAGGTGATTTTAAAGCTATGCGTAAAGCAATACAACGTAGTGATTGGAACGGTGTAGCAGATGAAATGGTTAATAGTGATTGGTATGATCAAGTAGGTAGACGATCCAAATATCATGAAAAACAATTTAGACAGAGTCCTAGAGTTAAAGCTTTGAAAAGGAGGTAACATGGCTTGTTCTGGTAAGAAAGATATGGAAGCAAAGAAAATGAAATCAGCTCGTTTATCAGCACTTCTAAAGAGTAAGAAGAAAGGAAAGTGAT